TATCACGTAGGAACATACCAATCCCAAATGACATAACCAAGTCATCGTTATAACCTGTTTGAGCTTCTGGTCTTCCATTTTTCCAAACGAATACTTTCATTTCTTCTAATAAACGTTTTGAACGAATTGTTACTGATCTATCACCTACAAATTCTCTAAATTTATTAATACAAAGAGGTCTTGTTCTCATTGACATAGTAAAACCAGGAACCATTTCTGAATTTCCTTCATATACTCTTAAATAAGATTCTGCTGTCATTTGATCAGATTTTGGGGATTGATATAAATTTCTATATCCTCTTTCTTGTATAGCATCTAATGTTGCCCATCCTATGTTTGCATTTTCTACTACTAACATAGCATTATTATATTCTGTAGCTAATCCTGTTAAAAAATATCCAAATTCTTTAGGTGGCATTTGTCCTTTATACTCAGCTACCTGTGTGTTTGTTTGAATATCCATAACATGACATGCCGAATAATCTTTACCATCTCCTCTTGCTACATCAGCTACTACCATATATTCTCTAGAATAATCTGCTGATTCCCAAATCCATAAATTTTGATCTACTCCTCTTCTTTCCATAGGATCTTGGATAGTTGATTCTTTAACAAAATCGATCCATTCTGAGTAAAATACTATATCACCAGATGTACTAAAATCACAATCACATTCTTGAGCTGCTAATCTAGGATCACCTAATAATTCATCTTGTCTATCTCTCCATGTTTGATCTCTTTCAGGATGAACATCCCAAGGTAATCTTATAGGTAAAAAATCATTTTGGGAATTCTCAGCTGATACCCATGTTTTGTGAAACCAATTTCCTGTTCCATATGGTGTACTTAATACTATTGCTCCACCACCTGTTGCTAGAGTTTGCTGTGCTGATGCCCATATTTCTCCAATTTGTTCAATAAAAGCTGCCTCATCAATTAGTAGAAGAGATACTGCTTCTGATCTACCAGCATCACTACTTGCTGATGTTGCTTTAATTATAGAACCATTACTAAGTCTTAATGATAATTTATTATTTTCTTCTGCATTTATTTTTAACCAAGAAGGTAAACTATCATACATAAATTTTACCTTTGTAACCATATTACGAGCTGTTTCTTGTTTAGTCGCAATACAAAGTACATTTTTATCTTTATGAAATAACATTAACCATAAAGAATATCCTGCTGATAGAGTGGATATACCTAATTGTCTTGATTTTAAGATAATAGAATAAGGATTATCTCTCCAAAGATGTAATACTTTTTCTTGAAAAGGATATAAATTAAATAATATTCTTCCTCTTTGAGGATGTTGAATGTTACAGTATTTTTTCATAAAATGAGCAGGATCTTTAGCACATTTTATATATTCATGTCTTATTATTTTTTTTAAATCCGAACTCATATTATTGTGGTAAGGAATAGTCTATTACATGAATTGTAATAAGAGTACCTAATACTCCTCCTACAACTCCAACCCATGGTTTTTTATACCATTTATCAACTTGTTTTAGTCTATCATCATATAAATTAATTTGTTCATGTAATAGTATAATTTCTTGGTTTTTAAAACCAATTATTAAACTATCCTGTTTTGATAATAAATTAAAATTTTTAATTTGACTTTCTAAATCTTGTATTAAAATAGTTTTTAATGAATCTTGTTGTTTAAGAGTATCAATAGCTAAAAAAAATTCCTCTAGTTCTGTTTGGGGAATTTCTACTATATCCTGACTATAACAATTAAGTGTTATAAATGATATTAAGATTAGAATTAAATTTTTCATTTTTTTCTATATTTTTTCTCAAATTTATCTATTGTAGATTTTGCATTTTGAGTATTTTTTACTTTTGACTTTGTAGATTTTATTTTTGAAGATGTTTTTTTAATATTAGCTTTTGTTTCTTTTTTTTCTTCTTCTACTTTTGAGGATTGGGATTTAATGTCTTTTATTTTGTCATTATTTTCCTTTACTTTTCTATTAAATTCTCTTTTACTTTTATTTTGTGAAGCAAAAATAGCAAATATTCCAGCAATTACTCCTCCTATTGCTAATATAATTTTAAATAATTTTTTCATAACTTTATTAGAGCATTGATTCAAGCTCTTTTTTAATTTTGGTTAATTTTACTAATCTATCTCTTAATTTTAATTTATCTCCACCTTCAGATTCTTTCCATTTTTTAGCTGTTTTTTTTAATTCGGTAGAAATTTGTTGTAGCTTACTAGCTATTACTGATACTGAATCCTTAGAGGCTCCTTTAAGTTGAGATGTTGAAGGTTCTTCTTCATCATTTTCTTTATTTTCAAAAGCCATTGATTCTGGGTCACTGTGAACATATAAATCTGTTGTATCATCTACATCCTTCTTATCAACATATCCATCATCTTGATTATCTCCTTCATCAACTAAACCTGCTTTTTTTGCTAATTCAGCACTTCTTTCTAATTCATCGTTATAATCTTTTTGAGCTTTAACATCTTTATCTGTTACTGCTTCTAATATATCAATTATTTCTTCTCTTATTGAACTTTTTAATTCCGATTTTTTCATTGTAAAGTTATTTTGTTATAAATATCATAAAGAAATCGTTCCTTTAACTAATTTTATACGTTCTTCCGTTGAACCTTTAATTTCAATAAAATTTTTAATTTTATGTCTATATTTAATAATTAATAATTGAATGCTTTCATCAATTTGTTTTCTATATTCTTTATTAGTTTCTCTTACTCCATTATTTTCAATTTCAACTCCTTCAGGAGAAACATAAAAAATATAATCATATTGATCTAACATATGAGCAGCAAAATCACAAAAATCATTAGCTTCAAAATAATACATTGATTTAGAACATTTAGCAAACGCCATTACATCAATAATAGTTCTATCTGTTATTATATTATCTTGCATTAATTCACTAGCTCTTTCTGCTAAAAATACTGCTTGACCTTTTACAGTGGAATCAGTATTCAAAGGAATACCCATTTCCATTAAATATTTAGAACGCTCTGTTCTAAATTTATAATCTTTAAATTCAGGTAATTCAGCTAAAGCATTAACTAAAGTTGTTTTACCTACTGACATTGTACCACAAAAACCTATTTTCATATTAAAACGGTAAATCTAATGGATCTAATTGTGAAGATCCCATTCCTACTCTATAACTATCACTATCAAAGTGTTGTGTTGATACCTCGAATATACAACTCCCTTCTTCAAGAGCCAACATTTGGTGAGGTTGTCCTGGCATTAAGTGAATGCAATCGCCTTCTCTTACTACCACTTTATGTTGTTGTGCTGTTTCAGTATCTATGTAAGTATATTGAAATTCGCCTTTAGAAATATACCATGCTTCATCTTTTAACAAATGATAATGCATTGAAAAAGACTTATCTTTATGAAATACTAATAGTTTACCACAATAAAATTCATTATTAATAATCCATAACTCATGTCCCCAAGCTTTTTCATGTCTTTCTCCTTTATAAGGCATTGCTTGTAAAGTATGTTCTCTCATATTAATTTCTATATGTTTGACCTTTAGGGGCTGATTGTTTATACCAAGGCAATCCTTCTCTTTCTTTCATTATTTCTTTAAATGTAGCTTCATCATACTCAATTCCTCCTAAAAAATATCCTTTTTTAAATTCACTATCTTTCGATAAGGGAACTATTGCAGGTTTATCATATCTGTGATGTTTAAAATGTTCCTCGCCTTCCATTTTAATTAAATAATGTCTAGCACCTTTAAATTTTATAACTTTTTCTTCAAATAATTTTTTGTCTTTACTCATAACTTTAATTTTTAATTAATAATTGTTCTGCTACTAATGTGCCTTGTGCTCCTGATACTGTGATACCTCTGGCACTTAAGGCATCTCCTACAAAATGAACATCAGGATATTCTTTTAAACTTAAATTACTATAATCTACTAATGGTTCAGGTGATAAATATTTTACTTCTGGTACGTAAATTCCCCAATCATCTTTAAGTGTTGGAAATACTTTTTTCATATCTTCAATAAAATTATCTATATAATCATAATAACCTTTAAATGATTTTTTAATTTCCTCTAATGAATTAATAGGCATAGCATCAACTATATCACCTTCACTTGTCATTCCTCTTTTACGTGATGGAGAATAATATAAACCTGAATGGGTTTTACGGGCAAATCTGCCTTGTCCTTTAGAAGTATCAAACCAAGTTTTATTTACCTTTTGAACTAATTCTCTAGACCAATCAAAAGGTTTTTTAATACCTCTAATTTCCATTAAAATACCAAAATTAGTCATATCATTTTTATACTTCATATCTTTTTTAGCATGTCCATTGTAACTAACATCTCCATAAGTTTGCTCAACAGCAACATAAGCTGCATTATTATTTGTGCAAAATGATCTTAATGATACACCTTCATCATCAAATTTACGATATAATTTAAAATCGTAACTTAT